GAATCTGTCACTAAGTTCATTGAACGTAATGACCATACTCGTCGTCTCTTCGGTCAAGCTAGTAAATCTTGGAAATCTAGCAGCACTGCTGGTGGCGGTTTCGGACAGCAAAATGCTTCCTTGACAGTCACTCGTAACTGCTTCTCCGAGCTTTCCTATCTTGTCGTCGCAGGTGTATCTTACAAGATGTCATCTGCGAACAACTATGGTGCCTTAGACCACTTTCACCTTGAGTTAGGTGCTCTCCCGAGCGTTGCTTGGGAGCTTACACCTTATTCTTGGGCTGTGGACTATTTCACTACAGTTGGAGACTACTTGGATGACGTATTCGTCGGGGATTCTACCTCAACAAAATACGTCAACCAATGCATCCGCTTTCGACAGTCCGTAACTAACGATTATAACTGGAAGAGTAATGACCCATCGGGTTACCCTTTGAGTAACTCTCCCGGTTCTTATTCGTCTTTTTACGGTTCTTTCGAGCGGACTCCCCTCTCTGGCATACCCACTCGTCAACTGCGTTTTCGCAGCTTTGATGAACTGGGTAGATCTTCCATTAACCGTGTATTGAACCTTTCAGCAATCCTGCTGAAGAAGTAAATACGGCCCTTCTCTGAAAGGTTTTTCATGTCTTTCAATCCTTCGTCCCCTGTTACCGGCGCGGCTCAAACAGGTTTTACGTCTCCGACGTACACCCTGACCGCTGATACTGCCCCTGCGATCAATGGCAAGCAATTTGCCATTACCGCAGTCGGCGGCACTCAGGCTGGTGTCGATGCTAATACGGTTTCTAAACCGTTTACCTCGACCTTCTTCCGCCCCGTCCAACTCCGGACTCTCCCCGCGGTTAACCCGCTCACTGGCGTTCTGAAGAGCGTACCCGTGAACTCTTACAAGCTTATCACTCGTAAGGGAGCACTGCCGGCTGCCAACCAGGTTCCGTCTATTGCCCGTGTTACCACGGTCATCGATGTTCCTGCTGGTACCGACACGTACGAGCCTGAAGAGCTCCGTGCCATGTTGTCTGCGCATATCGGCTTGCTGAATGCGCAGTCTGCTGGCATCGGAGATACGGTCACTACTGGTATCGTTTAAGATATCAGTCACCGTCTTGCGCCGTCTTAAATTCTAAGCGACGCTTCCTCTTCCTCTTCAATTGCCATTGGGAGATATTCCATGACGAAGATAAACTTTGAAGGCAGGCTCGATGCCGTCTTTAAAGAACTGACAGACTCGCTAATTATTCATCAGGAGCTTAACCCGCCATCTACTGGTCGTGGTTATGCTATTGAGAGAATGATTTCACGTCATAAAAAACGTGCTCTGTACTCCAGGCCAGGCTTAGTTGACAAGGCTATTGACTCCTTCTTGGAAATCAACGACCTTGCATCTCAACCTATTGACCCAGACCCCCAAATCATCCGCGACGCTTCCGAGTTCATTGAAAAATGCCTCTGGAATGTCGCGTCTCGATCTAAGGGCCTGGTTCAGTGCCCACTCGATCTCTCCATCCTTCTTGACAACTGGCGTTTTGGGCCGGGTGCCTCTTATGGCACACGCTCCACTCACACGGCTGACAAGATTGATGAAGATTTCTACTGTACAGAGTCTGCTGAGAGCCTTCTTAAAATCATACGTGTTACTAATCCGTACTTCTCGAGCTTTGATGCTCAAAGAGGTAGTTGCGGTCTCACACGCTGTGAAGGCTCTCGTCTGTCGACGGTTCCTAAAAACGAGGAGGTCATGCGTACTATCGCTATCGAGCCCTCCGGTAACATGGCCCTGCAGCTTGCTGCGGGTCGCTACCTAGAGGACTCGTTACGTAGTATTGGTCTTGATATTACCACCCAGCAGACTAAGAACAAGGATCTGGCGCGCATCGGCAGTATTACCGACGCGTTGGCCACCATTGATCTCAAGTCTGCTAGTGATCTTATCAGGCCTGACCTTGTTGAGCGACTCTTCCCACGTGTCTGGTACGAACTTCTGATGAAAATCCGAAGCCCTCGCACTCAGATTAACGGAGAGTGGGTGACCATGAATATGATGTCAACGATGGGGAATGGTTTTACATTCCCCCTTATGACCCTTATTCTTGTTTCCCTAATCTACGCAAACCGCCAAGAGCGGACTCGTAGGTTGTACATCGACTGGAGTAGGACTGCCGTGTTCGGGGACGATATTATCGTCCCTTCGCATGAATATCCTACCCTTGTTGCTGTACTTCGCTCATGCGGATTTATCGTTAATCTCGATAAATCCTACCCTCAGGGCCCTTTCCGCGAAAGTTGCGGCGGCGATTTTTACGAGGGTTACAATGTAACCCCCGTATATATTCGC